ACAAGGATTCGATATTCCAAGGTGAGGAGATTATCCCAAATCCAGAAACGAGGGCCGAGTTTGCAGAGCGAACCCTAAAAGAGATTTTTGTCGGCCCCTTCAAGAAAGAAGCCGCTGATATTGCGGCTCAGAACGCCATCCGAAACGCAGAGGCCGACGTGTAGTGACTCTGTTAGTACTCCTCAACCCGAAACAGTACAGAACCTCCACCAACCCGCCCCCGCCGCCCGGTAGTCTGGGTGGTGGTTGGACTACCGGCACACCGAGAAAGGGCCCTCAATACTCAAAATTTGGGGCATCGCTTCGAAAACGTCGCCAACCCATGGAAACCCTCGAGGTGGAGGTAACTGAGTGGACTGATGAAATCAAATTCAAGATAAATAGAAAGAAGCGATGGGAGAATGAGGATGAAGAAATCCTCCTGCTTCTATTAGCCCTTGAGGAGAATTAGGTTGGGCCAGCTTTTTCAATACTGCCCTGTACAAGGGAAGGTTGTACCGAGAGAAGAGGTGGTGAGGGTTGAAAGAACCACACCAAGCATCATATGCGACGAGATGCCCCTGACTAAACACCCGGTTACTGGAGAGTATTACAATTCAAAAAGTGCCTTTCGAGCTGTAACAAAAGCCCACGGTTACGAGGAAGTGGGTACGGCATACGAAAAAGGGTATGACCCGACCCCGAACTCAGAAAAGCAAATTGGCGAACTCGCAAAACGTTTAACTCAAGAAACAGCGAGAAAGCTATATGGTGGATGGAACAGTAGGAGAGGGTAATTCACAAGAACTGACGATTCCGACAACTGGAATTGAATTAGGAAATGATGGCTCGAAACAGTCAAATCAGCCTGAAAGTGTCCCTGAAAAGAGGGTAGAAAAGGAATCACCACAGAGAAAGGCGATCCGGGAATTCGCAAAACAGAGCGGGCTCCTGAACGGTGTTGAGCCTGAGGCTGGCAAGGTCACTGAATCACCCAAAAAAGAAGTACAAGCCGATGCCCCGAAGCCGACCCCGATTGTGGCCCCGGCTGATATGACCACGGAAGAAAAGGCGATATTCGATCAAGCTCCCCCTGAGCTTCAGAGATACCTATCGAGGCGCTCCTATGAGGTCAGAAACCAAATAACCCAGAAAGCCCAAGAAGCTGGCAGGCTTCAGAAAGAGGCATCGAGTGTTCTCGATGTAGTCAATCCAGTACGGCATGAGTACGAAAAGCAGGGCATTGCTGTTGAGGATGTGGTACGGCGCTCGATTGCATGGGATAAAGCCTTTAAATCTGATCCAATTGGAGCAGCAAGGGAATACCTTGATGCCTACGGGATAGATCCCTATGAGCTGCTATCAGGCGAGAGTTATCAGCGAGAGCGCCAACAATACAACCCCGAAGATATTCAAGCCCTTGTCAGAGAGGAGGCATCACGAATAGCTGAGTTGCAGAATGAGCAACACCATGTACATCTGGCAACAACAGAGGTACAGAAGTTTGTATCAGAGAAACCACTATTTCAGGATCCCGGCACAGCTGAGCAATTAGAAGCTGCAATGGCCCCGGTAGTTGAAGCTCTGAGGGCAAGCAATCCCTCAAAGTCTATTAGGGACATTCTTGAGACTGCTTACAATTATGTGACCCGAGGCGAAGAGAGATTTTCTAGTGTTTTACAGAAAATCGACGGAGCCAAGGTAGCAGATCGAGCACGTCAAGAAGGGCAGGAAGCCCTTCGGGCGGGCCGGTCAATCACAGGTGGCCCCGGCACAACAACGGGATCCCCCACCAGAAAAGTTAACGATTTTAGAGAAAACTTGAGACTTCGCATGCGTGGAGTTCTCTGACCAACTTTTTTGGGGGAATAAATGGCACCAGTAGAAGAGGCCTTGGTTGCTACTCTGTTTGACCAGAGTGGCGAAGTGGCCGATCAGATCCTGCATCACAATGTATTGACGAAAGTTCTCGACGAAAAGGGGAATGTTCGTCGTTTCAGTGGTGGATATGAAATCCGCAAGCCTGTTCTGTATAATGACACCGCCGTGGGTGGTTTCTATGCAGGAATGACGGCTTTCAACCTTGATGCTGTTGACGATATGACTGCTTTTCGGTTTCCAATTCGTCAATGTTATGAGCCGATGGTGATTTCTGGCCGTGATAAGCGAGCCAATAAGTCAGAAGAGCAGCTCCTTGATCATGTTGAAAACAAGATGAAGGCCACTCTTTCTCGACTTAAAAATACTGTTTCGACCTCTCTCAGAGGGGACGGGACGGGAGATGGTGGGATTGGGTTTGATGGAGTTATGAAGGCGGTATCATCGTCTCCATCAACTGGAACCTACGGGCAGATTTCGCGTGTTGATTACTCATACGCGAGAAATCTCAAGGTAACGGCAACCCTTACTGCTGCAAACATTCAGAGCAATCTGACTGATGCAATCATGCAGATTACCAGAGGCGATGAAGGGCCGGATCTTGGACTCTGTGATCGCACTTCTTGGAAATATCTGCATGACAGCATGACCGCAATTCAGCGCATCACAAAGAGCGACAATAAGGCCATCGCTGGCTTTAAGGCGCTTAATTATGATGGTGTTGATTTCGTTTTTGATGGTGGTTACGGTTCCTCCGTTCTCACCTCGAATACAGTCAGGCTTCTCAATACCAATTACATTACCTTTGATATTGAGCGGGAAGCTGACTTTAAACCATTGACCCCGAAGATGGATCGGCCAATCGATCAGGATGGATTTTTCACGGTAATTATCGTGGAAGGAAATCTCTGTTTCTCGGCACCAGCACTTCAGGCATTGGTTGCAGCCTAATTTTTGAGAGGATGAAATGAGTGTACTTGGAGCACATGGATTAAAAACGGGCGTGACCCATACAGAGCCACAGCACAATCTGCTTGATCGTGCTGCAAATAAGAAAGGTGAGTGGGTTTACGTTCAGGCAAATGGAACCGTTGCGCAATATGGTTTTGTCCGTATTGATGACGATGGTCAGGCCGATGCATTAACCACAACCTTAGCGGGTTCGGGCCCAGTTGCTGTTGGCGTGGCACAAGTTGCTTTTGCTGACAATGACTATGGATGGGTTTGGGTTGGCCGGGGTGGCGGTGTTGGTAAGGGCGTATATGGCAAGGTAGCTGCAAGCTATGTTGCTGATGCGAAATTGCAGACAACTGCTGTTGCCGGAGTTGCCGATGATGCAGCAACAACTGTGATCGCGAACGTGAGAGGACTTACCACGGATGGCGGTTCTGGTTCTTCGGTTGAGCTGTTTGCATCTGGCACTCTTAGCTGTAACTAAAAAAATAAGAGGGGGCTTCGGCCCCCCTTTTTTGTTGGGATTTGTATGAGAAAGATTTTCACCATTCTTGCTGTGATGCTTGGGGTAGCCTCTCCAGCATATGCGGATAATATAACTGATTTGATGGGCCTCGGTATGCCGGGAGCTTTGGCAACAGAAATTGATGCTCAATATTCAACGGGCATTACTGGGAATGTCAACATTTCCACAACGGGCAAAACTGTAGCAATACAGGAGGCAACTGCTGGCTCAGCCTGTTCTGGCACCGTGACTTTCAACGGAACTACAGCGGTTACGAAATCAACAACCTGTGCAAAAACTGGCGCGAGAATATTTCTCACCCCAACTTCTGACCCCACGGGTTCAACAGCAGCATATTGCTGGGTAACGAATATTGTGAACAACACATCGTTTGACGTTGACTGTGACCAAGCTAATGACGGCACTGCAAACTGGGTTATCTTCCATGAGGCCAGCTAAGCATGAAAAGCGCACAGAGATTTGGGATCCTCGCAGTATTGGCGCTCAGTCTTTGTGCGCCTGCTTTTGCTCAGAAACCTCAACGTAATGAGACTCCCGCGACACTCTATGGGACGGAAATGGAAGTGGGATCGACGTTCGCCGTCGACCGGTATGGCCGGATGCAGTGCCTGGTGCCAGCCTCGGCAACCTCCATTGCAAAAAATGAGGATGCAGCTCACGCATCAGGCGACACTGGTGATTTTATGCTCGGTGTTGCCAATGAAACGCTCTCAGCGTTTGGGGCTGCGGGAGATTATACCCCCATTGGAGTTACTCGCGGAGGTGGGGTGTTTACAGTGGAAAATTATTCCATGTACCCCACAGCACTCGCTCCGACTTCTCTATTGAAATTAGAGGATGCTGTCCATGCGTCCGGGGATGCGGGTGTACCTGTTTGGGCGGTGCAAACAAATACGCCAGCCTCTTCTGGAGCGAATGGCGACTACGTGACATTAAACTCAGGAGCAACCGGCGGTCTCTATGTGGATCTAGATGCTCGTGCTCAAGGGACCACCACTTCCCCTTCACGACGAGAAGATGTGGCCTTTGGGGATCAGGACGGCGTGATGATGGCCGGAGGTGTGAACAACCGTTCATTCGGAGCCTACAACTCCACCAACGGGGATATTACCCCATTCTCTGTTGGAGATAAGGGCGTTCTAGCCTCTATGCTCATGTACGACTCAAGCCTCGGCGGGGGTAGCTCTCCGATAGTGCTTGAGGACGATGCTTCAGCAAACGCAGGTGCTGGCCTCGTCACCGTGGGCATTCAGGAGACAACACTCTCGTCAGCCTACACAGCGGGGTCTGCTGGAGACTACACCGTTACCAAGAACAACGAGTATGGCGCTCAGTATGTGCAGATTGCCCCGGCCCTAGATTCCACTCTCTCAACCACTGGAATCACTTCCGCAGCCACCAACAACTCAACCAACGTGAAGGCTGGGCGAGGGGCTGTCTACGGATGGTCGATCTCCAATACCACAGCTGCCATCAAATATGTGAAGCTCTACAACAAGGCCACAGCCCCCACTTGTGGAACAGATACCCCGGTGATCCGAATCGGAGTGCCAGCTACATCAACTGTGTCATATGTGAATCCGATAGGAATTAATATGCCGACCGGGCTGGGGTACTGCATAGTTACCGGAGCTGCTGACACAGATAACACAGCGGTTGCTGCGAACGATATTTTCTTGAACCTGTCGTATAGATAACCCATTCGCCATGAGAGTGGTTCATCAGCACGAACTAGTGGGTGGGGGAGAAAGTAATTGCAGTAACGGGAAAACATATTTAAACATAGCTAAGGAGAGAAAAGTTATGGGAGAAGTTAATTTAAACGACTATTACGACCGGCAACAAGGCAGAAAGAAGCGATACGATGGGGCGGTGGTAAAGTTCTTAATGAGAACGGAGCCCGACACAATCGAAACGCAGAAAGCTGGACGCCCGATCTATAAGGAAATACCGTCAATCTCAATTAGATGGCCTGGTGGGGATGAAACCCTAAAGGATATTGAGTCGAGGGACATCAAAGATTATCCCGAGATGTACGAATCATTTCAGGCGTGTTTCACAAAGCCATCAACTGGAACCCCACTCACTGAGTGGCCAGCAATTGGGGCAAAGCTGATTCAGGAAGTAGCGTATTTCAAGATCCGTACCGTAGAGGGGTTGATTGAAATGCCCGAAGAGGTGGCCATGCTGATTGATCCGGCTGGTACTCTGAGGGATAAGGCAAAAGATTATATCGAATCAGCAACATCTGGAAAAGCTGAAGTGACGAGGTTGAAGGGAGAGGTCAAGAAGTTGGAAGCAGCCAACTCAAAACTGAAAGATCAGGTTCATATCCTTTTACAAAGAATCGAATCACTAGAAGGCACCAGATTAACCCATGACTCTCCATAGTGCGGTATCAAATGTTGCAAAAGAGGCCGGTTATTCGGTTGACAGTGTAGTTGTCACTTCAACCGATGTCACCACTCAGCAGCTTTATGCAATTGCAAACCGTGTGATTCAGGAGATGGCTGATGAGCACCCATGGCAGAAACTCACAAAGAGCGCGAGTATTAGTTTGGTGGATGGCACATCAAGCTATGCTCTGCCCGGTGATTTTTCGCATTACCACTATGATACCTTCTGGAACTCCTCCTCGTCGTGGCGGGTTTTGGGGCCAATCTCAGCGCAGGAGTATGCAGAGATAAGAGGGTATGGGCCAGACTCAACAATCTATCAGCGTTTTCAAATTAGAGGAGTTACCAGCACACAATTGCTGATCTCGCCAACTCCCACGGCAGCTGAAACCTTAATTTTTGAGTATATTGCAGCCCGACCGGTGAGGCCCAAAACTTGGACGGCTTCACTGTCTGTCACATCTGGCGATTACATTTTTTATAATGGCAATTATTATCTGGCGACTGCAACGGGAACCACAGGGGCAACACCACCGACTCACACAACGGGTTCGGTGTCCGATGGGGGCATTACTTGGAGTTATTCGGAATCGTCATATACAACCTTTTTGAAGGATACAGATGAGCCGATTTTCAATCAGCGTATTTTAGAGCAGGGCATCCTTGAGAGGTTCGCCGAAATTAAGGGTTTTGATGTGGTCAAGCGATTTGCAGATCAGGTTGCGGATGAATTCGCTAAACAGGAACCGGGCCGAATCATTTACATGGATGGAGAGCCGAGGAGATTTGTTTTTGCTGAGAACGGAAGAGCATTATTTGGAAGGGGAAACTAAGTGGCTGAAGATCCGCAAAATCAAGCAATGCTCTATTATGAATTGATTTCAAAGGGCGTACCAGCTCAAGAAGCATTCAAACAGGCTTTCCCAAATGGTCTGCCCAAAAAGCCACAGCCCAAGGATGTGGCAGCAGCACAGCAAAAGCAGGCAATTGGTCAGGTCGTCGGCAGTGTCGGGGGGGCGCTTGGAACAGTTGCTTTGATGGATGCGGTGCGAGGAAAACCAATTTTAGGCGCGATCAGAGGTATCGGCTCAAGTTCAGCAGCTGGTGAGGTCGCGAGTGCTGGAGCTGGAGCAGCAACCGGCGGTGCAGCAGCAGGGGGCACTGCCGGGGCTGGAGCTGCGAATTTAGGGGCGGGTGCGCCGAGTATGTTGGCTCCGGAGATTGGTGGCTCCGTGGGTGCCTCAGGTGGCGGTGCAGCAGCAGGAGGGGCGGGAACAGCCGGAAGCTCAACAATAGCAGCGGGTGGATATATGCCCTATTTAGGCCCAGCTGCGGTTCTTGCCACCATTCCGGTGGGGCAGATGCTGGCGAAGAAATTTTTCCCATCGACGCCCAGCAGGCCCTTTGACGTGAAAGAATATAGTCAGGCAAACACTCTCGATCGTACCATTCCCGGATTTGATAAGGCTTCAGAAGCTCAAAAAGCAAAGGTGGCAGAAATTCTGCGGGGCAAGTCAAACAGTGACAGTGCGCAGAATTCAGGGAGTATGATGTTGTATTCTCGGGGCAATGCCAAAGAGCAGAAGCCCTATGAGTTTTACCCCGGTTTATACGGGCGCGATTTGCTTCAAAAGCAGATGAACCCGAATCAAGAGGGTAAAGGCTGGGGTGGGCCAACTTTGGGGGCTCAAATTGATGCCAAGATTAATTCTATGAGTGCCCGTGAACAGCTGGAAGCCGTCAGAGGTAAGATCAGCAAAAAGGGCTATGAGGACATGAGTTCTAGGTTGAATCAGGTGGAGGGGGTATTGAACCCCACGAAGGCGCAGCCGGCTGCACCTCAACCGGTAGCACGTCCGACCCCAGCCCCCTCGCAGCTTGTACCTGTTCCAAGGCCGACTCCAGGCGTTGGCGCATTGGGGCCTAGCCCGATACAAACAAAGCCGGGGCTCGATTCGGTTAAAAAGTTCGGGAACTCCCTTATTGAAGCAATTGCTCGTGGTTCAAAGAGGAAGTAATGGGCGAAAGGTACGGATATTCTCTCCCAGCGCCAGTCGGTGGGATTAATCTGAGCGACCCCTTGGATCAGATGCCCCCGGAGGATGCCATTAGCCTCTGGAACCTCTTTGGGGATCAGGGGAGGGTATCTGTTCGCGGTGGAACTTCCACCTTTTGTGATACAAGTTCAGCGTCAAGCATACGGGCACTGTATAAGTTGCCCCTGAAAGATGGAACGACGAAGCTCATCGCTTGTGCCAATTCTAAGTTTTACAAAGTTGATACAGGAACCTCCTCAGACGTAACAGGCGCAACAGCACCAACGTCAAACGATTGGAATGGGGCTGTTTTTGGACACAATTTATTCCTCTGCAATGGCGTCGATACTGTGCAACAGTGGGCGGGAGCGGGTAATTTTGCTGATGCCACTTTTACAGGGGTAACTCTTTCGACTCTCATCAATGTCTCTTCCTACAAGGAAAAAATATATTTCATTAAGAAGAATACCGGATCTTTTTGGTATCGGGATGCGGTCAAGGCGCTATCCGGGGCGCTCTCTGAGTATGATGTCTCTTATTTCCTCCGGCTTGGGGGTTATTTGCTTTTTGCAGGATCGTGGACCAATCAGCTATCTTCAACGAGTGCAGATTTGTTTTTTGTATGCTCGTCAGAGGGCGAAATTCTTTTCTTTTCGGGTGGTGGCCCTTCCTCTGGCGATTGGGGCCTAGTCGCCCGGTTCGTAATTGGAAAACCATTGGGATACAGGGCATTCATCCGAGTTGACAATGATTTGTGGATACTCACAGAGCAGGGAGTTGTTCCAATATCAAGTCTTTTTTCCGGTTCTCCAACAGCAGCAGCCGACTCCTTGGGGCGCAAGGTATCGGTATTTTTCACAGAGAACTATGGAAATGTCGGTTTCTCGCACCTGTGGCATGGAGTGCACTGGCCCCAAGGGAGACGTGTTTATATCGTAATTCCGACATCATCCACTCAAACCATACTGCTCGTTTATAACACCAACACAGGAAAGTGGTTCCCGTATCGTTTCACAACCGAGGGGAGAGCGACATCCATCACAACCTTTGCAGGATTTCCTCATCTCGGCACGAAAACAGGGCTCGTGGTTGAATTCGAGGACGCATCAAGTGATAACGGCGACCCGATAGAATACGAATTTACCGGCGCTTTTAATTTTTTCGGAAGTAGAGCGAACGTAAAAAAATTCCTCGATTTACGTCCCATCATGCGAACGGCAAGAGGCATCACAATAGGTGTCGGGATAGACACCGATTTCAAGCAGCTACCATTTACCGACACGATCACCACATCGACCGGCTTAACCACATCGTGGGGATCGGTTTGGGGCTCACCTTGGTCAACGGAGATTGAGTATGTATTCGATAGGTTCTCTATCAAGGGACAAGGCCACAGTGGAGCAATAAAGGTTCGGGGCTCGATTGATAACTCAGGTTTGGAGTTTAATGCTTTTGATATTCGATTTGAATTGGGTGGACAGATATGAGCGCACTGGCGAGGGATCCAAAGGGAAAGACACAGGTAACACCTCAAAAACGCATCATTGGAGGTGCATTGGCAAAAGATCCAAAGAGAAATCCGGGTTTTAAACTCGGAGGCTCCTATGATGATTTGATGAAGCAAAAGGCAAAGACTGAGCAAGAGATTGCGAGGCGTGGAAAGGCCGGAGCTGGTGGATACGGTGGGAGACTTGACCAAATTAATAAGGCTCTATCAGGAATGCAACCCCCGGCAGCAGCACCAGCACCCGTTGACCCCGCAACTGACGGGAAAACCTCTTTTGATGAGGCAACTCAAGGGGGCAATGAGATGATGAATATGCTCTACGGGCAAATGCAGAGCCGGGGAGACTTTGCGCCGGGTGATTATTCTCAGCAGCGTCAGAGAGCGGAAGAATCGGTGATGGGCACTTTTAACCGTAGAATGGATCCTCAATTTCAGAAGGAAGAGGCCGATTTCAGGCAGATGATGGCCGAGAGAGGGATACCTGAAACATCCGAACAATTCGGGCGCGAATATCAAAACATGAAGCGAAGCCAGAATGACGCTCGGCTTGATGCAATGGATCGAGGCGTACAATTAGGCCAAGGAGAGCAGCAGCAGGCTTTCGGGCAACAGGTGCAAACGTACCAGATGCCATATGCGAATATGTCGGCATTTAATCCAATGTATGCCCAGCAGGGAGCGATGCAGCAGCTCAATTCACGAATGGATTTTGAGAAACGCATGGGTGAGAGTGACCAGCAGCACCAAATGAGAATGGAACAGATGCGTAATCAGCATGCATTGCAACAGATTAAAGCGACCCCGAGGGGTGGTGGCGGTGGTGGCGGTGGTGGTCAACTTACCATGGCCGATAGGCTTCAACTTATGAATCAAGAGTTTTATAACAATTTGGCATTGATCGGAATGCAGAACGGGCAGCAAACACCCCTACCGGGTGTAGCGACTGGAGTGACCCAAGGGGTTGCTTCAGGTGTTGGGGCCGGGGTGACGGCGGGACTTGCAGGAGGGTTGAGATAATGGCATCGGCACTTCTTGAGGCATTGATGGGAACCCAGCGATCAGCTGCATCCGACCCATACGGTATTATAGCATCTGGGATCGGGCAGGCTGCGCCGGCTCTCGTTAATCCCTACGCATCAACTGGCACCAATCTGGGGCTAACCTTGGGGGCCGGGTTACTTTCTGGGCTACTCGGAGGGATAGCTCAGAAGAGAGCGGATGAGGAAAATGCCCTCTCGTATCAGCAGGGAATGCAATTATTTGGGATCACAGATCCAGCCAAAAGAGCAGAAATGATTCAAGCCAATCCTCGTTTGGCTGGTGTTGGGCTTGCAATGCAGGCAGCTCAGTCTGAGCAGCAGGCAGAGATCGCTAAGGAGGAGAGGAAGGCGAAGCTTGAACTAGAGAATCAGAAGGGAGCTAAGCTTTTCGAGGCAGCAGTAGGAGCGGGGATTGTTGACCCAGGAACGGGGGCTATAAAAGTTGATGAAGCAGGGAATCCTTTACCACTTCCTGATCCTACGGAAGAGGCAGTTCGAAAAGCAGGGGCTATAAAGAGGGCGGAGTTGGAGGCTGAGAATCAAGCCAATCCGAATATGCTTGGAGGTATTCCAAAGAACCTACAAAATGATGCACAGAAGGAAGTTTTAGCACTCGCTAACCAAGACAAGGCCATAGAATTTATTGATTCCCAGTTTGAGCAAGCAAAAAATATCAAGTCAACTGCGGCAATGATTCCAGGAACCACTTCGGCTAATGACATCGAAGGAGTGGCTGGTTCTCTTCGTCTTTTCGTTCAGAAGTATTTGGGTCGAGAGATGAATGCTACAGAGCAAACAAACTTTCTTAAGTTGGTGCCAGATTGGAACGATACCAAAGGCCAGATAGAAGCAAAAAAGGCGCGATTTAAGGATATGATGGGAGCATTTACTCAGGCTACACCGATTCTTGATAGTGTTGGGCAAGTGGCCGCACAGCCACAAGCTGTGCCTGGACCAGTGCCTCAGGGCGGGAATACGGTTGTAGGCCCGGATGGTCAAACATACGTTTTCACGGATTAAGAATGGCTGGCGAACCAATTCCTATCTCCAGAGCTGATTATGCTGCAAAGTTCGGTGGAGCACAGACACAGCCATTAGAATTTGGTGGTCCTTACACAGATATACCTGTGAAACCCACGCCTATTCCAATAAGTAGGGCTGAGTATGCAGCCAAGTTTCAGCAACCAGAAACACCTAGTTTATTCTCCGATCCTGTAGGTGCATTGAGCTCAGCCGATTGGTGGCTAACTCGGCCTGATGGAAAAAGAATCAGCGCTGGGCAGGCGCTTACTGAGGTACCGCTCTCCCTTCTAAACACGATGACCTTTGGTTTCGGTGATGAAATAACTGCAGGTGGGAGTGCGCTAATAGATGCTGCATTGGGTCGAGGGTCTATAGGCGATTCTTATGATTCTAGATTGCAACAGGTTCGTGAGATTAGAGGAGATACGCCGGTTGCGATGGATGTGGCAATGGGCCTTGCATCTCTTAACAAGCTACCTGTTCCGACTTCTATCAAAAGCTCCGATGGCATATTGAAGACAGGGGCAAAATTGGCAGGAGAGGGAGCACTAATCAGCGGTGCCTATGGTTTTGGTTCTGGGGAGGGCGGCGCTCTGAATCGCTTGGAGAATGCTGGTGAGAGTGCCGCAGTTGGTGGTGTACTAGCGCCAGCTATAGGCGTACCGCTTGTAGCGGCTTCAAAGGCAGCTGGAGCATTTGCAAAGGCAGCCCCCGGGGAAGCTCAAGCATATAAGGCGCAGGCGTTGGGGATAAAGCCAAGTGATTTCACAAAATCAGCAAGGAGAACAGGCGTAGATCGAGATGCAGCAACTTCTCTGAAGAAAGCGGTAAGAGCGTTGGAGAAAGAAGGTATTTTTGAGGGAAGTTTAGATGCTGTAGATCTTTATAACAGAAGCATAGGCAAGGCTCGGGAGATAGGCGGAAACTTAACTACCGTACTCAAAGAAGCCGATGAGATTCGTTTTGCGACTTCCCCTAATTCTTCATTAAAATTTAGTTTTAATGAGGCCGAAAATTTCATAAAAAATGCGAGGGTGGACGAAATCCCGGAGCTAACCAAAAGGCTTGATCAGTATAAAAATGCTTTAGTGGAGACGGGAGATAACTCTCTAACGTTCCTTCAAAGACAGAAGGAAGCTATCTATGACACGGCATATCCCCAAGGTGCTCGTGTCGTCGAGGATCTAGATAAGGCAATCGCTCGTGATTTGAAGAAAACAATTGAGCAAGTAACCGATTCGGTACTACCTCGAGAAAAGGCTGGCATAGTCCGGCAATTGAATCGCAGGCTAGGGGCTTTTGAGGAAACTCGCCCTATTTTTCAAAGAGAATTGGGAAAAACAGAAGGTGCGACGCTGGGAGAAAGGCTTAAAGCTTTTGTTAGAACTAGCGGAGGATATGGCACGTTCGGGCTAGGCGGCGCTTACATGGGCGGAGCGCCTGGGGCTATTGTAGGCTTAGGAGCGGCAAAAGCACTGAACTATCTTTCTTCCCCTAAAGGATCATTGGGAACGGCTAGGATTATCGAAAAGGGTGGTAATTTTGCAAAAAAAATCCCTGACGTGTCAGATATTGTTTCAAGGGCACTTGGACAAGCGAGCGCTGGGCTCAAGGGACTAATTAGCGAGGAGGGAGATCCGAATCGTCAGGCTCCAAATCGTGTTCAGACTCCTCTGGCAAATTCCAAAACAGAGGCGCGCAAATCTCCCTCATATAAGCAATTGCTACAGCGACCATCACAGCAACCACCATTGCAGAAGGCATTTTCTAACTCTCCTTCGCCATACGAGAAAAAGGTAGGATCTTCGGACGAACGAAGCAAATCCAAACTAGCGCAGCAGTCGGCATCTTCCAAAGTGTTGTCGGATATTGACCGTTATCCATTAAAAGACCAACAACCCCAAAAGCTAGTAAGCCAAAGGATGCCAGAATCCCTTCTTTCGGATTCGCCCCAAATGCATAAAAAAGAAGGAAAGATACAAGAAGTATCGCCCCGCTTATACCGGCCACATACATCAAAATCTCAAAGGGAGACATCCTTTAAGCCTACGCCCACACCAATCCCTACTCAAGCCCAAAAACAACCCATTGGAAACACTAGGGAAGATGTAAGGGCCCATATCAAAAACTTCCACCCATTACTCCAAGCGGTGATAGCCCAAGAATCGAACTACAACCCCAAAGCGAAATCCTCAGCCGGAGCTCTAGGACTGATGCAGGTGATGCCAGAAAACCTGAAAAAACTGAAGGTCAAAAATCCTTACGATACAGAAGAAAACATCAGAGCAGGGGTGAAGCTCTTAAACGAAGAGATAACGAGATTTAAAGACATACGCCTAGCCCTTGCAGCTTATAATGCAGGGTCACCAGCGGTGACGAAAGCGATACGAAAAGCCGGCTCAAAGAGCTGGTTTGATGTAGCGCGATTTCTTCCAGCTGAGACGAGAGCTTATGTTCCTTCGGTAATGCGACAATACCGAGAATTCTCGAAGCAGAAAGACACGGTGAAAGCGTAAAGCAACAACGAACACGCCAAACATAGGGGCGTGTAATGAGCTGGTCAGGGGGAACGTACACAAGAGGGGACGGGACAAGAACTGGAACCACAGTGTTTCAGCAGCAGAGCGGTGCTGGGATTAATATTGAAGCCTCTTGGCTCGATGCCGAAGCCAATGATATGGCGACTGCAATAAATAACTGTCTCACAAAAGATGGGCAGAATGCAGCCACGGGCAACATTTCCATGGGCACCAATAAGCTCACAAATTTGGGGGCTGCCACTGCGTCAACCGATGCAGCGAGGCTCAGTAACGTGCAGGCACTAGGAGTGAATTATCTCGGAGTTGCGGGTGGGACGGGTGATGTTTTGACTGGCTCGGTATCTCCAGCGATCAGCGCCTACGCGAACGGGCAAACATTTACCATAATCACAAATGCCGAAAACACGACTGCCCCCACTCTGAACGTCAACAGCTTGGGCGCTGTGACGATGTATCACGCAAGTGGTGCAAACATTCGCTCTCGGGAGTTGTCGGGGGGGATGGTGATAGTAGTGATTTATTATGGCGGAAACTTTTTTTGGATAAAACAAAATCCGTTTTGGAAAACGGGAAATACCTTCACCCTTGGAACTCAGGCGGGGAGTGTTAGTGGCATATCTTATACTGATTGTTCGTTCGCTACTGATGGATCAAATTGTGCGCTGCGGTTTAAAATTTCAGCGACCCAGAACACGTCATCAGCTGACTATTGGACAATCGCCCTCCCGCTTCCGTATGTAAGTGTTGCTTATGATATTTATATAAGCGGATTCTTTTCGGAAATCGCAGCAGCAACCATGCCGAATGTGTACATGGTGCTACCCTCTGGCGGTGGCTCTACCGCCCGGCTTTATATCGAGGGCGCAAGTTGGCTCGTGGGAGCATCGACGGTGATGGGTCATAATATTGGATATAATATCTCCGTATAATGGGCTTGATACAATGAAACGAAGTAATCTCACATGATACCACTCAACCCCCCGAAATATTATCAGGTCGGTGGCGATGTTTCACCCCTGCTCACGGCTGTGGGTGAAATCGGGGTGGGAACAAACAATGCTCTCGTTTCAGCTGTATCTGGAAAGCGCATCCGAATAATGGGGTTCGTCGCTCAGGCTACGGCTGGAACTATCGGGTATCTGTACCTGAAAAGTGCGTCAGGTGGATCAATTATTTGGACTCGTACTTACTATCCAGCAAACACAAATGGTGCCGTTCTCCTTATACCAGTAATCGATTCTGGCTACTGCGAGACGAACACTGGGGAGGGGCTATATCTCGACGTGTACACTACGGCGATTGGAATCAATTTACAGTACATAACTTATACACCCTATTAATGATGGAGCCGAGTTTGAAAGGATTAAATGGTGGTGGGGAGCATAAGCATTTTGAGGAACTTGTCGTTATTCGCACAAAGGTGGAGCGACTTGAGGAGGCGCTTGAACAATTGTGCGTGAAACTAGATGGCCTTAACAAGTTGGATCGGGTCGCTGATGGACTTGAAAAACTTGAGCGAACAATGCACCGGATGGCGGTTGGTGTTGTCATTTCGACAAGAGCGCATCAAAGAGTAATGAGACATATGGAGAAGGTTGTACCTCTCAAACTGGTAATCATACTTTGCGCAATAATCTGCGCAGCGTTCGGAGCTGAGAAAATTCTCCCCGTACTAATGAAGGTATGGGTGGGATGAAAATAGACTATGCCCTCATTTCGAAATTCGAGGGCGGGCAAAGACTGGAGGGATATATACCGATGAGAAAAGGAGAGGTGATCGGGAATTCAGGTGTGACGATAGGAACGGGGGTTGATGTCGGCCAGATGTCAAAGGGTGAGATTTGCGCTTTGCCAATCTCTGAGACGCTAAAAGAGAAGCTCTTGCCCTTCGGTAATATAGTGAAAGATGCAGCCAAGGCAAAACTCGACTATACCCCGCTCTATATAACGAAGCCGGAGGCTGACGAATTAGATCGGGCAGTATATGAGAAAATCCTTAATATCCTTGTTTATCTCTACAACAGGGAGAGTGCCGTGAAATTTGATGAGCTACCTGAAAAAGCTCAAACGTGCATTGCGTCGATTGCCATAAATATGGGGCCAGCATTCAAGAATAAGGATCGGCTGCTGTGGGATCTGGCCGTAAATCACGAGTGGCAGGAGCTGAGAATTTATCTCTCTGATTATCCGGTGAAAGAAAATCAACGAGAGTTGAAGAAAAGGCGCATGAGGGAGGGGGCGTTGCTCAATGGCCTATGAATTTTCCTGACGGAAATGCAACTTCCGGGGGGAGGCGGGGGGCGCTTTGTCTCTCCACACTGAGCTTCTCGTCTCTCCCCTTTTTTGGAGATTAATGATGTGGGGCTTGGATCATCTCGGGATAGCAAAGTATGGGCAACTGGCAGCCGATGAGCATCCCGATGGGTGGGCTCTGGGGGCGTTTTCGCGGGTTGATGGATTTGGGGATGCCCTTCCAGCTGTTGAGAAGGTTATCAAAACAGGGAGATGCCCAAGGGTGAGGCTGCACCTGATGTGGAAAGATGATCACAAGTTCTCATCTATTGATTTCCATTACATCGCCAAAGAAGCAAGGAGGGTGAGGGGCCTCATCGTGAAATACCCCAATATTGATTGGAGGGTATCAGGGGCCTGCGAGCATACCTTAAAAGCTGATAAAGCTGGGGAGCTGAAGCGCATTGTGATGCGCGAAATGCCGACTGGTGTCACCTATGTCAATACGCCGTGGATAAAAGGCGGGGGTGCGCTATTAGGGAACACAATCAATGAAGTGCACGGTGCTGATGCTCGACCCCCCAAGGGGGCGCACCAGTTCTCATTCGATGGCTCCAGTTGTGTTGATTCTGACGTCACGGCCATCAAAGCTCGGTTTTCAAAAGCTGATACTTTCTTTTTTTGGGGGCCTCAGGCTAATGGGCGACTCACAACCCAAGATAAAACTCCCCGACCTCAGCGAAAGGCGTTTCCTACAGCCAGATATATCGACTCGTGGATCTATCTGTCTGGAGATAGAGGAGCAGTAAAGCTGCCAAAAAACTGGCTGATAAAGAGTCACGCCGATCAGCATACAGTGCCCCCGGAGCCAAGAGCTGGGAAGCCGGTGTGCATCATCCCCATAAAGGCTCGAGAGATTAAGTTTACGACTACAGCGGGTCAGGTCATTGCCACTGCCAGCTATTACGGCCCCTTTAGTGGTGGAGGATATAGGTACTATATCTCTGATTGGGGGTATCTCTTGGCTGAAAAGGCAAAAAGAATCTCAGGCACTCCTATCGTCGAGGTGAGAGTGAACGGGAAATTGTACGGAACAACGAACCTTGCATTTCGCCAGGGGGAATTTAGATAAGAGAGGGGAAAATGAGTCAACTTGCAAAACGATTGAAGCGTATTCTTGACCTATTGCCGTTTAACGGATCCAAGCTGAGCATTGGTGCTCTTTTCGTTGCAATTGGCCAAATTGGGTCACTTGTGCCCGGATTGGATATTGTCGAGCTTATAAAGCTAATCCTTTCAAATCCAACAAAAGCGGGCATCATCGCTGCTGTAGTTGGGGCCGTGCACAAATACCTCAAAGCGCGATTCCCACACGTTCAGTATTAAGGTTTTTTGGGGAGAAACTCCTCATCCAGCCACTTGCCGAATTCGGCCCAAGAAAGGCCGGAGGTGGCCCTCAGACCACACAACACGTCGAGCCTCATAGAACGGGCTGAGGATTTATTGTATCCACTCATTCCGGGGATAGTAATAGAAATCCCCTTTTGGTTCAGGGTCTTAGCCAGACCGTAGTCGGTTTCATTCAGTAGTTTTCTAATGCGTGAGAGGAATTTCATGCCCATAGCTAACAGTATAAAGCTATTAACAAAAATATGTAAAGATTTTTATATAGTTTTTCTTGCATCCGTCGATGTAATATGTAATCTTACTTGTACAGAAGGAGTTACATGGAGGCAATGATGCAAATTAACGGGATCGAGATAACCCAAGAACTGGCGTACCGAGGGCGATACTACGTTCAAAGGCGTTCCGTGGGTGGAGTGGGGCACTATAACGTAGTGGATCGGTTCACCTGTGAAACGATACTTAAAAACGCGAGGCAGGCAGTAGCTCAGGCAACAGCCGAAGAATTGAACCTTGAGTTTAAACGTCTTGTTATTCAGTAGGAGAGGGGAGTGATGGAACGCAGGCAAAGGATTGCACTACTTTTGAGACTGGCACGATTTAAAAGGGAGGCGCGAAAGCTCCCCCCTATTTCAATTCCTGAGCACGTCAAAAAGGCAGCTCAGGCAAACGGATTTACCTTTAACTAGGAGGGTTTTGATATGGTTACGAAACTTATAACACTGTTGGTGATGACAATAATCGCAATCGGCTGCTCTGCTTGTGCAGCTCCTTTGCTCCTTGGAGTAAAGAGCTATGAGAGTGGGGATACTCGGATTGAGTTTATCACTGGGGCTGATTTTACGGTGGGTGCCAACGGTATCGACAACGTGAGTAACAACAGAGGAATCAAGGCAAAGGAGGCCAAGTAAGATGGATGAAACAACGGGAACAACAATTTCTCACTGGCTTTTCGATATAGGCGGGTGGGGGAATTTCCTTGTACGCCTCGTCTTTGTGGCCGGTTTGATGGCTTGTTGGGCTCTGATTGACTCGAACGTGATGGGAGGGAGGTGGAGCCTTGCGCTCCCCTCTCGTCAAGAAATGGCCATGGCAGCAGCGGAGGAAGCGGAGGATCTCGCTGTGGCTGAGGCAAAAGATAAGATGATCCAAAAACTAGCAAAAAACATGAAAGGAGAGGGAAGATGAGCAAAGAATTAACAACATCTAAAACCCCGGTAACTGTACCGGAAGCAATTGAGAAGGCCCTCATGATGGGCGACCTTTCTGCACTCACTGTGGAGCAAAGAGTGTCCTATTACAATCGCGTGTTTGAGTCAGTTGGCTTGAATTCTCTCACAAAGCCGTTTGATTTTATGAAAACTCAAACGGGGGCATTGCAACTCTATGCAAACAAAAATTGTGCTGAGCAGCTCAGGAGAGTGCTGGGGATTTCGATCTCAATTGTAGCTCGGGAAAAGGTTGATTCTCTTTATATCGTTACTGCTCGGGGAGTAATTGCAAATGGGCGTCAGGATGAGAGCCTTGCAGCCGTAGATTTGAAGGGGTTATCTGGGGAACGGTTGGCAAATGCGATCATGAAGTGTGAAACAAAAGCAAAACGACGAGTCACTCTTTCGATCGTCGGGCTTGGGATGCTGGATGAGACTGAAATTCACGATAATCCTCAAGCGTTTAAACTCGCATCAATTGATGCGCCAGTGGGTGCCGGGCTCAAAGCGCCGGGATCGAATGGCGCAGATGTGGCATCCGATGAACCGGAGCGAGTGTATGAAATCCCGTACCGGGTGGATGGATACGATATGGAGCCTGTGCGTATGGCGTTGAAGGGCCGGGGATACCGTTTTGATGGCCAGAAAAAGGCGTGGGTAGGGTGCGGAAAAGTGCAAGAGGCAGAAGATTTTCTCGAATTTAATAGGAAACTTTCTGATGATTTTCCCGATGAATTTTTCTCTGAGGATGGATCCGTTTTAACCGATTAGCGCCAAGGATGGCCCTTGATGTTGGAGGGCTATGAAGAAATTAGATGATAATCTCTTGACCTTGGAGCATTTTTTGCAGATGGCAACATTGTTCATTACCGAATTGAGGGTAGCTTTATCGGAGGGGGATGCTTTGAAGGTGACGGTATCAAAGGCCCCTGGAGCTTGGACGTTTGACTCATTTCGATTGTTTTTTACCCAATCAGAGCCCAATACGGCCAAATTCTATTCCGATTGCCTGAGTAAAGTTAAGGCAGAAGTTGATCATCAATCGAGAGTTGTATGGCTCACACCTCCAGATCCGATTACAAAAACCGGATTGGAGAGCATACGGATGCCTCTTCAAAAAGCAGTACAGAAATTCACTGGCCAGAAGTACCGAGTAAAATTTTTAGAGTAGCAAAAAATATCATTGACGGGTGCATCAATCGGGTGTACTTGTCGGGAAACCGTAAGGACGCGATTACCCGCTTGATTCTTTGGCCTATCCTTACTTCACCAGAACTAGAAGGTTCTGAGGTAGAAGAGGCTGAAAAAGTTGAGGGAATTCACGGCCTGAGTTTGAACCACCAACAAAAAAGCCAGAGGGTAAACTCTGGCCAAGGTCGGTTCACCACTTTGGAAAAATGAGCCGACCCAGCAACAGCGTAGAACACTCTCCCCAACAACTCAATATTTTCGACATCTGCAAAAACCGACACCGCGGAAATGCAGAAAGTGAGAATGCCAACGAGTCAATCCACGACTCAAAAGCGATGCTGCGCCGGTCAGTGCTCGAATTCATTCGGGCGCAGGGAGAGCATGGAGCAACGTGTCAGGAGATTGCCGATAATCTTGGGCTCCTCTATCCAACGGCATCAGCGAGGTGCAGCGAGCTAAAAGCTCGAAATCAAGTATCAGTCACGGAACGGCGCAGGCTGACAAGGTCTGGCCGTTCTGCTGCTGTTTTGATTGGGAGGCAATAGATGAAGCAGGGGTATAGAATGGATGCTGACTTTCTTTCCTCTCCAGAGGGCGGGGCTTTGATGGCCGAATATGGATTTGAGGGGTTGGGGATGTTCACGGCCCTCTGCGCACAACTCTGGAAGGCCGAAAACGCCACTCTAAGGCACGATCAGAGTAAAGCCATAGCGTACCTCTTGCGGATCGATAGTGAGAGGTTTTGTGATTTCGTGGACTGGCTGGAGGTGGCTGGGGTGCTCATCACTGATGGCCAATCGTATTGGGTACCGTTTATCCGAGATGATAAAGAGAAGCTATTAGCGAAACAGAACACACTAAGAGCAAATGCTATGCGCTCGCATAGCAAAAGCTCCCCAATATCGACACCGACACCGGCCCCGATTTGCTCAGCAAATCGAGAAGCAAATCAGACAGCAAAAGCAGAGCGAATCACTGTATATGTATCTGATCCTGTAACTGATCTAGATGATCTTACAAAGGAGACAGCGGTTGCAAAGCTGCGCTCAAACGGGCTAACAGCCGACGATTTGCCAAGGGCGCTCGAAATCGTAGGGCGTCATTACCATCAAAATCCCCACAAAAAACGTCCCGGAGGGCTTGTTTTTGACGTTGCAGCCCCGTGGGTCGTTAAGCTCATTTGTGACGAAAAAACAGCCCAGACAAGGCTCAAACGAGCACTTGAACCACCACCGAAATCTCAATCAAGTGCGGAGATTGCAGACGGTTGGATCACCGAATCAAGAAACAAAACAAAGAAAAATCAACAGGCAACATCATGAATCGAGACGAGATGAAGGAAATTTTGGGCGAGGTGGGAATACTTTGGCCAGCGATGAAGCTCACTGAAAGCACGGTGGACGTTTGGCAGAACCCGCTCAGCGATTACACAATCGATGAAGTACGCAAAGCGGTCTCAGCGTATGGGCGAGAGGGGAAGAGGTTTCCACCCACACCATTTGAGGTTGAAGAGCGAATAGAGAAACCAAAATTAAAGGTGACTGGTGACTCCACCACGGCTCGGAGATTGCTCGAAGGGAGCATAGCAATGGGTCTGAGGGTGTGCATGGCCCCGCATCAACAGGGTGCAGTGTTCTGGCTGCGAAGAGTTGATCACGTCAGGGAGACGGGAAGGACTGCTGTTATCTACGGGCTGAAAGTCGACATTTACGCAGATTAGAGAGGGGTTATGGATTGGAAAGATGCATACAGGAGAGCAGAGGCAGCGGTCATGCTTTTTGGCATAGGCAAGTGTGTTGATGCGGTGCGATGGCTTGGCCCAGAAGTGACTGAAAGCCTCGGCGGGATGGAGGGATATATAAAATTTTGTCTTTCGGATTTGACGGAAGCCCCGAGATGGAGAGCACAGGTAAGTAATCACTTCGCCCATCGGAGGTATTCGATATGAGAGGCATCATTTTCAGTATCCCGCTCGCAATATTGCTCTGGTTGCTGATCGTCTCGGCGATAGCTAAAGCGGATTTCCAGACGGATTACAATCGGTGGCGTGATAATGCGGTGACGTATGGTCGAGGCGAATAGTGAAATTCTGCAAAACATGTTCCCAAGAAAAGGATGAAGGGGAGTTTGGCATTAACAAAGCCATGAAAGACGGGCGCAACTCTAAATGTCGTCGTTGTGTTAGCTTGACCAGAAACATATCCCCTGAGGCTAGAGAGAAAGGACGGTTAGCGTTACAGAGACAGCGAGCATTGAATCCTCAAGTTTTTAAGGAGAGAGTCGAAAGGAGTATTGCCAAAGACAGAGAAAAGAATCGCGCTTTGAGGGCTGCTGCATCTCGTCGATATACCCAACGACACAAAGACAAAATCAAAACACGCTCGCTATCAAAGAGATTGAGAGATAAGGGAGCGTTGCCAAAACAGCCCTGCGTATTTTGTGGAGCGAGACGAGTCGAAATCCACCATCCAGACTACAACGATCCGTTAAATGTTCTGTGGTTATGTCGCTCGCACCACGCTGCTTGGCATAGAATTTTTGTCCCAGAGGAAATTCATATATGAAAAGATTTTTTTTACTCATCTTGCTATTCCCATCCATAGCTCTTTCGGACTTTCCCGCCGATTATGAGGCTTGGAAGGCTAATGCAATTACTCATGGTCGTCGATTCTGCTCTCTCTTATCTGATCCATCGTGCAATGCCGATTGTCGACTAGCTTCCATTTACTACGATCAGGAGAAGGTCTTCCGCAAAATCCAATCGACCTGGGGCGGGACTGAGTGGACGGCCTGTGCTCTACGGGCGCACGAAGTGTATCTGAACTATATCGGCGGTAATGCGCTTCAAGTGCAGGGCTTCAGGAATTTTACCGAAGGGCTCGCGCTCGGTGGCGATTACTCAACGGTGTACGAGCTATCAACCAAGGCGGCATACGCGAGACAAGAATCCTACGGCGAAGATATTACCAATCCAGATTTAAGCAGGGAGGTGTCCTATGCTCTCGTTTCTTACCTCTCTGCAAGAGAGGGTGGGTACGTGTTACACAATCTTTTTGGTTCTCGGCGTAACGCTGCTTTTGCTCATCTCTCTCGTTGGTTTACTCTCGCTGATGCTCCTTACGTTCGCCCATTTATGGTCGGCCTTACGGCGCGCGCTCTCATCAAAGCAGATGAGCAGTATTCGGATTCACGGACGTTGCCCGAGTTGCAAAAAGCAGCTCTATGGCTCTGGAACAATACATGGATACCTTCGAGCCGAGCGTTCAAATATACGGATAGAATTGTCCCTTCTGGGGGAACGGAACCAGCGCCCGATCTCAACTTGCTCATCGCGCCCCTCTATTACTGGCTCTACGCTAAAACGGGTGAAGTAGGTTACCGCGACAAGGGAGACGCCATCTTCGAGGGTGGTGTGAACCAAGCGTTCTATGCCTCTGGCAAGCAATACAATCAAAACTACTTCTGGATGTTTGAGGGTATCGCGTGGAGGAATTCCGTTGTCTCTCCTACCCCTACTCCCACCGCAACACCAACGAAAACCCCAACCCCCTGCTCTACGGCACTGAGTCTCAAGGGGCACGAGTGCAGATTAAAACTTTTGGAGGCGAAGAAATGAGCAGGAAGTACGAGCCCATGGTTATCCCTCGCAAGAAGCCCAACCAGAGAGATTGGTTTGAAATGGTGAAGCGAATGAATCAGGAATCTGTGAAGAACGGCAAGCTGAGAAAAGACAAGGAAATGAAATCGCTCCACGGCTGGATCGTAGTAAATCCCAAGGGGTTTTATCTACCTTCTACATTCTCATGGTCGCAACGTGGAGCGAAGAAGAAATGCCTAGAAGGAGCGTTCCGGCGGTTCAACGCTGTGATTAGCCCCCTCTTCAGTGATTGGGAGCAGGCTGGTTATCGACTGGTGAAAGTAAAAATGGAGGCTAAGCCATGACCCCCTCGATCCTAGTCCTCCCCCTTACCCTCCTCCTAGTCACTGGCCCCTACTCGCTCAGCGTGGGAGAGCTAAAAGATCAGGTGCTCCCTAGATCTAGGGCTCACTTCGCAGAGGCGGGGATAAAGTTGAAGGTGAATCATATCTACAAAATGAGGGACAAGCACCGCGATTTAGAAACTATCTCCGAGAGCCGAATGAAGTTTGAGATATACAGGGATTTTGCTCGGAGGTTTCGCGGGAAGCGAACGGGGAGAATCCACATTGAATTACCCCCAATGATCGAGGGGCCGATACGGTATATCGGGGGGTTTGCAGAGGGTGGCTGTCGACCGCTTGGTGTATCAGTCAGTAATGGAGCACCGATCCGTTCGAATGGTGGGGAAGCGTTCACAATGTCGAGTATAGCATTTTCCCACGAAACGGCACACACTGCAAACGCAGTACACAATGAGAAGGTGCCGAATATTATGCACCCTGCTGCGCTTCAGTACAGTGGGCAACCTATTGGGTTTTTATCGAGTACGATTTACCGCATGAGGAGGTGTTTGAAATGAACAACGACGAGAAGGAGGCAGGGCTATGAGCGACATAGATCAGACCGTTGCGACAATACACGCGAAGATATTACTGGATAAAGGGCATCCAGATTACCTAGTGGCGGCTTACGTTGCGGATCGTTTCCCAGATTTATCGCCGGACGATTTGGAGCACGCCATGACAAGCGCGACTAAGACAGAGTGGTGGATAAGGAAAAGAGAGGAATCATGAGCGACAAGGAGAAGGCGGCGGAAGGATGGGTTGATCGTTATGGTATCCCCGAATGGTTAAAAACGGATACGGACGAGGATAGGAAAAGGTACTCGTGTGACGGGTGTGATCAAAGTCTCTCATCTATTAGAGAGGCTTTCCTCGCTGGCGCAGAGTGGGCGGAGAAGCAGCCGAAGTGGATCAAGTGCAGCGAGAGGTTGCCGGAGGTGTCTGGGGAGTATTTGGCGAGCAGGTTCAAGGGGGACCGTGGATGGAGCTTGGACTATAGCGCCGAGTTTAAGGGGTGGAATCTCGGATTTAATGGAGAGCGTGAGAATGAAATGTTCCCCTCCCACTGGCAACCTCTCCCCGAAGCGCCGAAGGAGGAGGAATCATGATTAAAGTAGCTTATATTTCTCCTTCTCTCAGCAATCAATTCGACGAAGAGGTGATCGTTGTTGAAAAGGATACATGGGAAGAGATCACTAGCCAAATGGAAGCAATACTAGATAACTA